CAAACCAGCGCCTGCACCCAAAGGGATACCAAGCTGGCGATGTGATAAGTTTCCAGGGCGGCGGACTGCTTCGTTACGAAATGGGAGAGCATTATTTGGAGACATTGTATCCGAATTAACATCCCTAAACAATTGTTTTGAATCTTGTTTAGACCCTGGGGCTGAAAACAAGTCTACAAAAATGGTTTCGTTGGTTCGAACACCTGATCGTTGACGGGGAGCCGGGTAACCAGCAGAACCAGTCAAGCCCAGCGCACGGCGGCTTGGGGGGGTCAAGAAAGCCGTGGGGGCACTATAAGCATAAAAAGTAGGATTAAAAACAAAGTCCATGTTTGTAGCTGATCTGTCATTACCCTGGACAACTTCATAATATTTTGAATAGTTGCCCACCAAACGAACGCCATCGCCCGTTGTGTGATCGGATATAACTGTCTTTATGTTTTCAATATTAAGAGGGGATTTAGAACCCGCACCTCTTAGGTATTTACCTTTAGGGACAGTTTGGACGGTCAGCGTGGTAATTGACCCAGTACCGCTAGCAATTTCTAAAGTGTATTCTTCGGCTCGATCTACCGTTCTAAATGGTGCGTTGTGCCTTGCTTGGAGACCACCAACATGTCGCTTAGTGAAGGGACCCTGTAATGGCACGCTATGACGGAAAGGAAGAATACTATCTTCATGTAAATTAGTAATAGATATTCCCGACAGACCCGAAGCTATCAGCCCGGCATTGTACCCAGAAACGACGCTAGAACTTATAGCAGTAAAAGGAGAGAGATTATCCCCCTTATAAAGACCAGACCCCAATTCAACCCTAAAAGAAATTTTCTTCTTCTTGTTGGGTTCGGTGTCGTCTGTACAATCCTCCAATGGCTCGAATCGACTAAAAGTAATATTGCGCATATTGCGCTTTTTGTTCCAGGTCTGATTGATTCCGCCATAATAAGGGAAGCGAGGCTCCGCAGTCAAACACACCACAACATTACGGGATTGTTCTTTTTGAAGAGCATTTAGAACAGCATTTCGAGTAGGCAAGATTCCCACAGGAGTATCAAAAATAGGATTATCTCGAAGGGCACGAGTTTTCCACCAAAAACAGTTCTCATTCTGCTCATTAGATAAAGGGGCATGGTTGAACTTCCATCCTGGCGCATCATAACATATTGAAGTGCTAGGTCCACCAGTGATGCCGGGGGGAGGCCATGACCGTCTTCCTCGGAGGATTGATGCCCGATGTTGTATCTTGGGTCTTTCTAAAACATGGTTCTCTACTATTTTCCGGACAGAATCTGCAAACCGTGCGGATTCTGGAAATAGTTGTTCTATCATTTCGCTCATTGAAGTATCGAGCCACTTATAATAATCAATATATTTTTCAAGATCGGGAATATCGTTCCGGACTTTTCTAAAGAATATCTCCCTTACCTTTTCCATTCTTTTATAGTTGAGCCGGTATTTGTTAACCGGTTCGCCGATTAAGTTATTGAAATCTTCAATAGAAGCAAATAACTTAAGCATCTGACTGGAGATGCTGCGGTACATGCTTTTCTCAACTGCAAAAAAGAAATCAACTGGTCGAGAATATATCCCAAAAGTCTGATCATCCGAGTTCATTACCGTGACCATGGAGTCCCCGCCGATATATTCTGGTATTTGCAGTTTATCGGTATAGACATATTCTTTTCGCACGGGTGTAGCATTGGCTACGAAGAAATCCCCTCGACCAGTGTGCTGTCGCAGGTTAATTTTACTAAAGATAGGATTCTGATAATTGCTTACATAATCAGGAGCTACGGACCCGGAGGACAAATCGGAAACACCAAAACGACCGGAAGCATTACTACCTGTAATATCGGTAAACTCCCAGTTCATTGCCAGTGTTTGAATTCTTGGGATATAAACTCCCGGATTTTGAGTCTGAAACGAATATGCATTCCTATATGGTCTTACACGCCCGTGAGTATCTGCTTCTTTGGCCTGAAGGTCTAATGTTCCAGAGGGGAAATAGTCCGTCCAGTAGCGGGTACTGGATGCTCGAACATCTGTTTGCGTAAGGACGCTTCCAGTATAATTTGTTCTGTGAGCACCTACATATATTCTTTTATTACTTTCTAAAATATTCGCACCGTCTTGGGCGGTCATGCTTGCACTTACTAAGAAGCTATTGCGTTTCATCCCGGTATCATAATTGACACCATACAGTTCTAAATAATAGCCATCCCCAGCCACAGAAGCACCATTAATGCCGTCGGCAAAGGGGTACTTTTTAGGTCGGAGAGATAGGGTAAGGTTCCACTTCTGATTGTCGTATACTTCATTGAAAATAGAACTGGTCAACAAAGTTGCGCCGGCACTATTTTTAACGACGAAGTAGGCATCCCGGACCTGATATAAAGGAGAATATACCTTCGCATACTCGCCGGGACTCCTGACCGCATAGACTTGGAGTCCATAATCATCGGCGGGAGCAGCCCAAGTTAAGTCTGTAGAAGTCTGGCTGCTGTCCATGGGAGTATGAAACCCAACAAGAGAAGCTTCCAGAATTTTGGGCACCTCATATGATAAAGATCTAAAATTGGATTTATCGGGAAATACAAACTCTGACTGTAGCGAAAAAGCAAACTCTTCTATTACACTAGAGCCTGTTATAAACCCCACCGAATTAGCATTAGTAGAATCATAATACTGATATACAGTCGCAGCATCGTCGGACTGATTCAATAGCCCCGTAAAGTCGGCAAATTTCTTAGGGCTGGATGTCGAGAAATAATTACTCTTCAGTTGGAAATCTGAGTTGCTAGGGTAAGTATTGAGAGCAATTACATCCTCTCCTACACCCAAACAACGGATGAAGTTTCTAATTGCTTTTTCGTTTCCTTTGCCCTTGAGGATATAACTTAAGTTATTATAAATATTTTTATATATGGAGTTCTTGACATCAGCCAAAGTCTGTTCAAAATTTATTTGTTCGTCACGCTGTAAAAATTGTGCCAGGGTTCCAATATTCTCAAATATTTCTGGTGCCTCAATACCAAATGACTCAACCAAACGGTCATTATAGGGAAACTGATTTATAGAGGCACTAACACTACCACTAATATAGTCCGTATATTTTAGACCTTTCATTACCGTCAATTGATTATATAGAGTATCAAAATAACTTGAAATTATCTGTGTAAGATCAACAATCTCATTTGCGCCCGCTTCTTCAGCCTCAATTATCCAATTAGGCAAATTATTCATCAAACGGGCACCGTTTTGATAATCATAGTTACTACCAGAAAGAAGATACTGCGCTTTTTTAGTAGTATATAAAGGATTTTGAGTCCTCACAATGGGCGAAGCAACTTCTGTAACGGAGGTCAAATTCAAGGAATCCAGAGCAGAGCCTGTATTGCGACTATACAAGGGGTTATATCCGGTGTAAATACCATTAGAGAGCCGACCAGAATAATCTAAAAAGTCATCATCTATACTAGAAGTTCCCGTTATACCCTCATTGAACTTAAGATAAACGCCCAGCCCAACATTGGCATCATATTTATTAGAGCCGCCGCCAACACTACTAAGCCAATATCGACCAACCTGTTCGTCATTTCTATTCGTTTTCCAGAAGCGGAATTCATCTATGGATCCAGATAACTTGCCATACCCCTCGGCGACGCCAGGCGAACCAACAATATCTGCCCGTAGGGCACCAAGATTACCAATCATAGAGCCTGTCACCAAGCCTATTTCTGCGGAAGCAGCAGGTGGAATAGCTGTTTCTACACAGGACCCATTTACAAAAAAGTCAATAGTAGGAGACGAACCAGAGGTATTAAATACAAATGCATAATTCCTAAAAGTTCCATCAGCGATGGTCAATCCGCCGGCAGAAGGTACCCGCACTGCGTCAAAGCCGGTTGTTCCTGATAAGAGAGTAACAAAAAAGCTGTCTTCGCTTCCTTGCCTTATTTCGATTCTCAGGCGACCATATGTAGAGTCTGTAGTGGGAGCACCGTTCCAAAGATCAAAGAGAACTTGTCTATCCGAACTGGTGAGGACATCTGTCAACCCCTCTTTCTTAAAGAAGAATTCTACAGTATTTCCATACTCTCCGCCAAACTCCAAGTTAGAGGTTCTGTTTTTATCTTCATTATAAATTGACCCTGAGTGTGGACCGCCCTTTATTTGAATGTATTCTGCCGAAGAGGAATAGTACCCTGAAGCATCAGAGGCTACAGTTCCATAATCCGCACCGATAGTCACATACCCAGTAGATCTAGGATATACATCTTCTAGAATAAACTTTTCTAAAGGATTGATATCATTGTAAAAGCTTGTTCTCTCTAAAACAGACCCATCGTAAGGAAAATAATTTGCAATGTACTCAAAAGCATTTTTGTAATATTGCTCAGCAGACCCAAACTTTACAAAGTTTTTGGGGTCACCATAATTTATAGAAGGAAGAAAGTACCGTTGTCTTTCCAGAGAGGAGGATAAATGAGCCTGAGATTCTATACCGTCGCCTAAACCATCAGGTGATGAAGCCTTAAGGTACTTCCCAACAGTTACTGCCTGCTTATTTTTTTGAAATAACTTTTTTACGCTCATTTATCTTCTTCTTTAATTCTAAATTTGAACACTTCTGGTTGTTCTAGGTATTCCCCCTGTAAATAGTATGCAAACCCAATTCCATAGGCATAACCCGAGGCAAGACAGGAGGTATCTAGTTCAAAATAATTTCCACTAACATCATAAGATAAACGAGTAAAGTTATTATTAGAACTGCCGGTACCGTAAGGGATGACATCAAAATTATCTATAACCCTAAAGATTCTATAATAAGCATCTTCAATTATTTCGGGCACCACTTGAGATGTGGCGACCGTATAAATATTAGGGCTCCAGTTCTTTTTTCTAGTGAACAATCTTAAGGTGGGCTTTTGACCCTTGTCATAAGAGTCTTCTAAATTGGTAAGAGTTGTAACATATTCCTCTTCGTGGATACCATCAGCAGTATTTACTGTTTTGGGAATATAAGACCCGGATATAAAGTTCACACGGGATCCGCCAGAGCCAGTATGCCAAACATCAAAGATAGTATCGTATGAACTGGTACTGGCAAAAGATGCAGTATAAATTCCGGGGACTTGAGCGCCGTTTTCAACAAGCAAAGTACCAGTTATGGTTGTCCTTACGGTGCCTGCCGTATCAACTACTACTTGTAAAGCATTTCCTGTTGGAGCAGCCGATCCTGAATAAATGTCTACAGATAATCTATCGTTTACTAAGCTAGGAATACTCTTGAGTTGCCCTCGCACAAAATTGTACATGAATAAAGTATTTTGATTATCTGCTCCCGAAGCAACACTACTACTGATATAAAAACTCGCTCTGTTGTCCTTGCGGGAAGAATCCCATCGAGCCTCTAAGGTAGGTCGGTATAGTTCAAACTCACTAGTTCTAGAAAAGAACTTTTTCGTATAATAGGAATCGCTACCCGACACTACAGCATCAGGGAATTTGATAAGGAAGCCATTGTTTGCTTCCGAGCTATCTAGCCATTTATAAACTTGTGTAGATACATCTAGGAAAACATTTTCCAGTCCCGTATCAAAAGTTACTGTCTTTTTAGTATCACCTGCCGCTAGATAGGTGCCGCCTGCCTGCGTCCAGGTATTAGAAGAATCTCTCCTATCCCAGTTTGACTGTCCTAGATCGGTATAGTTATCCATATCTAAGCCACGACCCTCAGTCCATGCTTCAGATAGCATATAAACATCTAAGGTATAATCTAAAGGCACAGTGCTTCCATGAGGTGCATTGTACAAATTGAGATAGAACTTTATTTTAGAAGAGTCAGATGGTAATACCCCACTAGACATATCAGCAGCCACATCGGAAGTGGGAAACTGTATCACCACTCTTGATTGTTCTGCCGCATTAGCATTCCCTTCTGAGGCAGGTATTGATAAGGAGGTAGAGGTTTGACCGTGTATTACAAATGTTTCTAAAATATCCGCAGCACCCATATTAGACCCGGTGCCACGAGTAAGAAGATTAGCCTTAAATGCATTAGTTACTGTATTGTCTGCCGAAGCATAATATTTCTTTATACCCATCTTATGTTACCGCCCCCACAATATCAGTATCGGGAAAAAGCACCTCAGCGGCAGTGTCTTCTGGGAGGATCAAGAATCTTCCGTCATCCGATAAGTTAGAATCTATATCAAAACGGTAATTACTATACAAACCGCCAGTTTTGTTGAACAGTTCTACTTCCATAGTATCTACGACACCAGGAACATCATTAAGTAGCTTGTATATTTCGGAGATATATACAGCCTCGCCTACATTGAATTTGATATTAAGATATTCATCTTTTAGTTTTTGCACGCAAGTTTCCAATAACTCATAGCGATTTATATCCAACTCAGGAAGGACTTTAAACCTAATGCCAATATTAACCACTCGGGCATCAAGAACATCTATAGTATCATTGATCATTCGATATTTGTTTAGCCAAATTCTAGTATTTTCTCGTATTGTTTGGTTGGGTGGGGTAAGATTTCCTACTGAATTCTCCGACAACAGATACACATTTAGATTGCGCTTTAGGGAATCTACATCTCGAACAACATTTGCTCTCTTAACCTTTCCAAACTTAGAAGGCATTCTATAAATAAGATTAATATAATCAGTCCTGGTTACCGCACGATTCTGAGAGGCAAAGGTTCCATAGGCTCTTTGCCTAATTTCTTCCCCTGTCAAAATTGAGGTATCACCCAAAATTGGCTCTTCATTCTCTACCTCTACTGAAGCGATTACAGAAGAAACCAAAGCTGGATCTAAGAGTGCTTGGTTTTTGAATGACAACTGAGGGGCTATTACATTGTTCAAAGAATCTACAGCTAGGTTTACATCGTCCGTGTTATTAGCGGTATAACTAACTGTCAGAACGGTATCGGTAGGAACTACCCCAAATTTATCACTTTGAATAAGATTAGTAGGATCAAAAGTCAAATCAGACACATATTGACGACCCGTAGTATTAAGAACTACATCAGCAGGATCAGCAACCACATCCCCAGTTAAGTTATTAGCCGATCCATACCCAAACTGAATAAATGTTTCCCCCTGGGAGGTATGCTCTGTTACAAACCTTCGAGGAACAGGTTTAATTTTCATAACATAGGGTGCAGCAATTCTATCGCTAGAAGTGTTTTTAAACTCTTGTATAATGACATCTTGGGTCAAAAAATCTACCTGATAATATTCATTACCCTGACTATCTGTTACCGAGAGGACTTCAGTAATATTTTCTTTTGAAAGTTTTTGTCTATTAAAACGAACATAGTCTCCAATTGTGATAGTCTCGGTATACCTCTGTCCCGATATTACTTGCCCATAGGCCCGAACAGCAAAAAAGGTAGGGTTACCAGTAGATACATCAGTTCGGGCAACGGTAATCTGATTAGAGGGGTCTGTGAAGTCCACATCTTCAATCAAGGTAAATACCGAGTTATTATCTGAAGAGAGTATTGTTCCGTTCTGTAATATAGGAAAATAATCTAAATCGGGTCCTCGGCTATTGGGGTCTGCGGGTGCAATTATATAAAATGCTACTTGTCCTGTTGATTGGGCAGCGCCCTGGGTTTTATATCCTAGAATATTCGAAAGCCTGTTGATACTGTCGTACTGGATAGCACTGTCGAGAAAACCTTCGTTTGTCTGAAAATCTGTATAAAAAGACAATTGGTCGCCGACATAGGCAACCATATCCAACATAAGAGACCCAAAAGAAGCCTCACTAAAGTCCTTGAAAGTAGTGGGATAATAGCGTTGAGCATAGTTAACCAAATCCTCTTTTATTGAGTTAAACTCTCTGCTCGTATAATTTATGGGTCTTTTTGCCATTTTTTAAAGTCTCGCCTTGTTTTTTAAGTAGTCATTACCGAAGTTATTATTAGTTGGTCCTGAGCATCTAAAGGAAGGATATTATATTTGATAACAACCTGCACTTCGTTAAATGCCATAGTAGTAACTTCATCGCTCGTCAAAAAATCTATGGTCTCTAAATTTATCGAGGGGATATAAAAACTTGTTTGCTCTTTTATCCTAGCAACCAAGGCGTCGAAAACATCACCGTCCATATTCTCAAATAAATAATTATTCAATCCTACACCAAAGTCAGGAAGCATGACTCGTTCCCCTGGGGAAGTCAGAATAAGATTCTTGAAGTTTTGCTTTATAGCCTCCAAGAGAGTTTTATTTAGACGATAAGGACCGTCCGTCCTGTCATATACAAGTGGTACTGCTGGAGATATTCCCTGTCGTTTACTCATGTTATAAGTAGTTGCTCTAAACGAGATCTTTCAGATCTCATCCTTGCCAAAGAAGAGACCACAATTGCATTTGCCGGAGCTTCTATTAAATTTCGATCATCGATGGGCACATCCGGGGGGGTGAATTTGGCATCAAGCCAGTTCGTCATCAGGTTATGTACTTCCCTAAATGCCTCACTTGTTTCATAATATGATGGATTTTCAGTAGTGGTTACATCTAAAGTAGTCTGGTATTCATAGCCCGCAAAAACAAAATATATACGAGTAATCAAGTCCATCCACTGGGAGGCATAATTGGGGAATATATCAGAAAGATTAAAGTACTTTTTATCGATACGACCACCGTCTTCCGCAGTTGAATTTGAACTTTGTAACATGGGCTTGCCATGAGTGGCAGTAAATTCATATAAATTGCCCGTGCGCAGATCATTTTCTAATGCGGGGTATTGTCCAGACCTAACAGCGGCATCAAACCACTCTCTGTATGCAGGAACCCTCTCAAAAGTGGCGAAGAAAGATCTAATAGGAGCGTTCCATATATTATTGGGGGACCCAAAAACATCCACCAAAGAAGGAAGAGAGCCATCCAGGGTTGCCAGCAGGAAGTCCCGAGGATGAGTAGAAGGCGGGTCATCTAACCTCGTTACCAAGTCTGCTCTGTATCCAGGAATATTCAGGAGTGTGGAGTTGCTTCCGTAGCCTGCCTGTTCAACAGTTACTGTTACCTGTAATTTAAGCCAGCGCAGGAAACTTTCTTTATCTCTCAATAAGATGGTATCCAAGTATTCTATTCTGCTTTGAACTTGTTTAGGATTAAAATAAGTAACCTGTAAGCCATCCCAGGTAACCTCGTTCTGTGGATAAGATGATAATGCCTTCTGGAATTTAAAAACTTGTTGACCGCTTAGTGCAGATAGCAAATTATCGTCAGCGGTGGCAACCTCTACCTGTATCCTCTGATAAGCCTGAGAAAATCGCCTCGAAATACTAATCTCACTATCATAGTACATCAGATAAGTTGCAATCAAAAATGGTGCTGGGAAGTAATAAGCCCCATATAATAACCCGAGGTCTGTTACATTTTCCAATACCTTACCATTTTCATCCCTTAGCATAAGTTCGTTTTCAATAAAATCATAAACCCTTTCACGATCAGCATCATTGGAGATGCCAAAGTCTCTGCTGCCATCATATGCCTTAAATCTTTTCCGAGGTTGACCATCGTCACCAGTACGACTTACTATGTGAGGGGCTTCTCTGGCTCCAGCCCCACGCTTGATGTTGATAGACATTTTGTGGAAAAACCTACTCAACATTCTTCGATATCGCTTATTTGTGGTATGATTTGCGTAAATGCTTCTATTGATAGAATTACCGACTGATTGAGAAGCTGAATCAAGAAATCTTTGGAACATAGAGAGTAACAAGTTTTTTAAGTTTTCCCGTGGAGCCTGAGAGCTATCAAGGTGTAGGTTGTTTGATGGAACATTTCCATAAACCTTGTGTAATACTCCATAATTTTCATATATCAAATTCAAAAGCTGGCGCTCTTCTAACTCCGGAATTATCTTTCGAGTTAAGTAATCAGCTATCAGCACTTTCGTCCCAAAACTTCCCCAGTGTGGATAAGTGCGAGAAAGAGACATTATGTTGAGGAAGAATCCTTGCATTCGTGATTGCAAACAAGCAATTGTAGCCTGGGCAATATAAGACTCTTCCGGCGTAATACACGGATCGGAATCAAGTTCAAAGAGGGGGCGGTTGAATGACTTCATATATTTAGGGAGTTTTCTTCTGCCCGATTCGTGAGTATATCCTTGGTTTATGTTTCTGTCTATGAACTCTGTCGGATTAGAGACGGACACTGCATTTAATGAATCCTCACTTAGGATTTTACCTATAGAGCGCCAGTCCTCCTCATTATTAGTAATAAACTCCTTATTTGACTCGCTGTTATATTTTGATGGGTCAACCATGGCGGCCCACAATCGATTAAAGCCACCATTCATTGTCCAGTGTGTTTGTTCCGGAATAGTACTCTCAATATATCCCCTAAGCGTATTAGAAATAAGATCGGATACTTGAATTTTAGATGGTAATAAAGGATTATCAGCAAACAACCCTAGACTTAAGCCCCTCAACTGACTGTTGTCGATTCCCGACATTAGACCATAATATGTTATAGTATCTTGGTCGGGTTCATGATCTGCGGGAGAAGGAATATACTGGGCTATAATATTTTCATCCGTCATTTTTGGAGTGATCCCCGGCGTTTGGGGTGCTCGATATACCGTTACCCCCCCCTTACCCGATATGCTCCGCATAGAGAGGTGTATTGGTACAGGCTTGCTTAAAGTAGATCCAACAGAATCGTTAGTCCAGCTTTCTGTTTTTTCTCCAAGTTTTAAATAGTAATCTTCCATATCTACATCCTCATGCCCTGCCGGTCTGATGGCAGTCAGCTTCTTCCGGAGGTTCGCTGGAGAGGTTCTAAGAGCATAAGAGCCTATACGATGTTGAGTTTGCGGGAAGTCTCTGGTGCTTCCCCCTACCCATCCAAATAACCATGGTTCGGTTGTGGGTGGGGAAAATGGCAGTGCTAAACTAGATCTCATCTTATCCGCTTTGTTTGTTCTGGTGTCAGTGTTATACCCACCAATTACCCTATCAGCCACATCGGTTTCGAGGGCGATGCCGAGATCATCGAGGTCTTCGATGACCCAATCACGCATCCAACCGCTGCCAAGCAAATGGACATCTTGCATAACGGGTTTTATAAATCTTTTTAGCAAGGTAGTATTTGTTTTACCCCCAGCGGCGTCCCAGGACTGAGGCACTGTGTATACAATTTCGCTAACACGGGTAGGGGAGAATTCTAAGTTATAAATCTGAAGATTAGGAGACATTGCTGCTGGATGACTAGTGGAGATTACATTATAAGTTTGATAAAACAAATCCCTCCCCATTTGGGTCATATACATGGTATATTCTGGGTCCTGAGTACTTGTAACATCTTGCCCAAATAAAGAGTCCCAAAGTTCAGACAAACTATCGGCAATGTAGTTGGACAAATCAGCTATTAATTGTAGAAGTTTATCATAAAATTCCATTATACCCAAAGAGTTGATAAAGTCCATCAACTGTTGCTGGATGTTTTGAAGGCTTCGTAGCCAATCACATAAAGCATTTATTTTTTGGATTTTATCCCGAGATTGTAAAGAAAATTGAGCCTCCAATTGTTCTATGCTTAGCCTCAGAGACAAAGGTGCTAAATTTACATCCTTAGCCTCACAGTATGCGGCAAATGGAGAAAAGGCAAATGCGCTTATTTCATCTAACTCTTCATCCCTCATGGCTTCACCTAAGATAATAAAAAACTCACGAATGTTTTCTATCGTAAATTCAAATTTTTGGTATATGGTAGGATCAATAGAAGACATTATCTTTTCATCATTACCGTCTACATCCTGGTATTGGCTTGTGGGGAATGAAATGCGCCCATTAGAAATTGTTTCTAATATCAATGAATATAAAAGATGAGTACCATCTCCTAATAACATCGATTGTAACTCTATGGGCGTACACATGAGCGAGATGTCCGACAAGAGCGAGAACACTTGATCAAAGGTAGGATCTTCTTTAATAGTGCCATCATTCGTCCGGTCAATATTATACAAACCAGCACTCTTAGCAGCAGCTACAATATCAACATCGTCCAAAAAGGAATTGACATTTACAAACCCAAAAGCAAGGTTCTTCATCGAGTCGTCCAGGTCCTCGCTTTGATTAGGACCGCAACCCAAAGTAGCCTCAATAATATCTTTTAAGATACCTGCGATCAATGCCTTAAGGAAATTAAGAATAGCCTCTTCTATCATTTTTTGATAGATCTTTGCCTTCATGTAATAAGGACTTACGGGAGGAGGAGCAGGGATTTTGACCTTAGGTTGTGCGCCGATTTTTGGTGCTCTTTTTGTCTTCTTTTGAGGGTTCATATCCTTCGGATCGAGATAAGAGGTTTCTATAAATCCACCAAGCACATCCAAGCCACAGAATATTTGCTCGTTTATTTCACGCTCGATCTGGCGCTGGACAAGAGCCGGGTTATTAGTAGCTGCCAAGCCCTGACGGGATAGACCCTGAACATCTACCCCTCTCTTTAATAGTTCCCTGGACACCTCGTCTGAAATGACCTCATCTCTTAGTGTGAGTATTGTTTGTCTTAGGATTGATCGGAATTTTGTTTTTCCTGTTATAGCTTGCCAGAACTGTAAGGCTGATTTCACCGCCCTTGCTTGACCTGTGTTACAATTGATATTATTAATTGTATTCCCAATTTTATAATTAAGCTTTCTATTAGCATAGAGTAATTTTATTTCTTCAGCCGATTTCCCCGAGTTGGCTAACCTAGATACTCTGATGAACACATCCTTCTTGCGCTCTGTGCGGAGATTTCGGCGGCTGCGGTCATTTATCTTTTCCACTTCGGTTGGCAAAAGATTTAAAGTTGGGTAAACATAAGCCTTAAGCCAATCCATCCAGGGTGCATAATTATCTTCAGATGCGATTTGAGTTTCTTGAAATATCTCAAAGCTATTATAGATCATGCTAAATGTAGTTGGAGATAAGAGCGAAAATGCGTCTAAGATTCGACGGGGTTCAGCATCATCTTCGGGAAGGCTGTGATGATAATTTATATTCCCAATACCTCGTGTAAATGCCATACCGTTCACACATAGATGGTCCAAGTGATAGTTTTCTGTAAAAAACATTTCAACCATGTCGTCATCTTTTAGTGCAGTCTTATTATATGAGAAACACAAAGACAGTAAATCCATAAACGAATTTATTTTAGAAACCTCCGAAGGCAAATTTATACCCCCGATAAGGTTTGGAGTAATATTATCATCCTCTAGTTGATAAGAATAGTTTCTAGCCCTCAAGCTAACGAAGGGTATATAAGTTTGAAGTTGATCAACCGTAAAATTTTTACTAATAAACGACTTATTTTTTTCGGGGTTAGTTAATGCCCTAGCCTTTTCTAATGACGATAATTCATATTCTTCATAAGAGAGTACTACGCCGGTGCCAGCGGACAGGGCATCTAGTTCTCTTTTCGGGATCTTAACAACATACATCCACCGTGAGCCTGGGCGTGGTCGTAAATAAGTGCTAAACATAAAATTAGAATGATCATAAGGATTGACCGATGTAATAGTATTAATTGTTTCCAGAGCCTGTCCTGGTGTTAGCTCCGTTGGGCCAGAATCTAAAAGCTCTAAAAACTCTGCCCGAGCGCCGTAAATTCGATTTGCGTTTTGTTCTGAGTATTTACCCGTAAATCTTAGTATCTCAGAGATACCTGTTCCCGCAGCCTTTATTGCCTCAAGGGAATAATCGAACATAGTGCCGCCCAGCAATCCAGAAACAAAATCAGACAATTCTTCGATCATCCCCTCTTGTTGTTGGGGGTTTATAAAACTAGAGATGTCAAAAGCATGTAAATCTGTAATGCCCGTTCGTCGGGTATAATAATAATTGTTATCGACTGGGTTATAATAAACCTTGTCGTTGTCTGTATCTGGTATACAATTTTTACGCCAATCATACAAATCAATGCCAGTGTCATTACTCAAAAGTGTGTTCACTGTATTATCGGTAGTACTTAATCCGTAAATGTTAGAGTTATCTTCTGAATTATTAATCGCAGGGATGTTTTCTAGCCCCATAGCCTTTCGTATAAGCTTCGTATATTCAGTCGAATGATTGGGGCTGATCGACAAAAGCCGTGACGCCATTCGGTTTGGTCCGGATTGATTCTCCTCTAATAGTGCTAAGGGGGTAGACTCTGTAGAATATAGTTTATAAACACCCCGAGATTCTAGATCGATAGCTAATTCTTGGAGTTTCGAGTGAGAAGCCTGGGAAGACTGAGCCTGGATTTTGCCACCTATAAAAGTCCCATTCTGGGGGTACATAGACAGATAAGCCCGCATATCCAAAGGCGTTATTATAAGATCAAGATCTGATACCTCACGGGAAGCCCCCACCAATGACTGCAACTGTTCTAGTGTTATTTCTAGCTTCTTATTTTCTTCCGGGTATATCGCATTTGAAACATATGCCTCTTGGATGGAATCCAACACAAACCTGTTCCTGGTCGAGTCGAAATTGTACTCTTCCCTTAGCATATCTTCAGGAAAAGGATTGATGATATTTTTTTGTACTTGTGTTAAATTCATATTATTATCAGTTAGTGGTGTTGTATTTACTTCGGAAGTTTGAAAAAGCGATCGGATTTAAAGAGCTATAATCCATTTTTAGAGCACCAACCCTTTTGGCGAAGCCAGCCATACTGGTAGTTTCCAGTGCTAGTGGTGCGCCAGCGGCGACGGTCTGAGGACCTGGGAATGCACTGGCGATTGCAAAGGACTGTACAGCATTTATATGACCCTCTAGTTCAAGCATCAAGTCACACATCCTGTCAAGGACTTGAGCCAGAGTGTCACCCTTGACCAGAGGTTGTAAGTCTTCATCATCATTGCCAGCTATTAGATCAATGCCCTGGGTGTTATCCCCGATCCAAAAACCTGAACCGCCCGAGTAACTATCTCCAGTAACTAGTTTTATTCCCTGTCTTCCTATTATTCGGACTGAATCAGCCTTAACTGCAATCGCAGAAGATTGCCCAACATATCCTACTTGACCCTCCGCTATACTAAAATATTCTTCCGAATCAATGTCTTTAGCTCTCTGGGAAATATAAATACGAGCAGAATCTAGGTCCGGGTTTTTATTTGTCGCCACTTCTTCGCCGTCAGGGGCAGTAGCTTTTGCGGTTACGCCAGAGAGACCTGCTATAATATCAATGCAGCCAGCACCAGTGTTAGCTATCTCTGCTCCATTTCCGCCATCCGGACCCCGTGGGCGGTCACGACCAATTATAATATAAGAGTTGTTTTGTCCCTGAATAATTCTTTCCGCTGGGGTGTGATTGACTTGTGGAACAGCCTCAATCAATGGACCATTGTTTAGTCCTGATTTCTCACCTGTCACACCCATATAGTCCCGGACAGTCTGTTGCCAGGGCGCTAAAAATGTATCTAGTAAGGTTTCTCTGTTTGCCATCTTTATGTTATCCTATTTATCATGATCTACTAAAGACTCGCCCAAACAACTCGTTCATTGGATCAAATACCGTTTGGGAGTGGGCTTTAGCAACTGCGCCCGGAGATGCATAATTACCGTTGTAAACGAGCCCAAAATGCAAATGAGGACCGCTGCTAGTCCCTGTGTTCTTCATTATTCCGATCTGAGCACCGGCATCTATTGTTGTGCCATTAAATGTTCGTGGGAAGCGCCCCATGATGTCCGCACCCAAATGCCCATAAAGGGTATACAGAGGACCAAGCCCGTCTAGCCCCACAGTTTTAATCACAACATAATAACCAAAGCCTTCCTTGCCGGTGCCTTTGTTAGCCCTTACTGCAATTTCGCCCCCCATAGCTGCATATATTTTTTGGTTCAGGGTGGCCTCAAAATCAACACCCATGTGGTATTTCGAACCACCCTGGACACCAGGATTTCTGGGTCCCGGTCTAGAAGTTATAAACGGTGCTATATCACTGACTGCCTTGACGGGCTGACCAGTGATAGGGTTATAAGGATAAATGGGAGCAGAAGGGGTTTGCGCCTCGTTTGGATTAGGAATTTTGGCCCAAGGCTTTGCCTTTACTGGAGCAGAGCGGCGGCCGGCACGGCTGGGTCCAGATTCTGTGTTTGTCTCTGATCCTATAATTTCTGTGATGATGCCGACCACACCCACAAAGTTATTATTAGTATCATAGTAGCGAACACGACAGCGATTATTATATTCCGGCACCAGGCCTTCAGCTACATGAAACTTAGGAAATACTTCATATATATTATCATCTGCGCCATAGGATTCTCCGCAGCCATCGTGACGGCTATCATCAACTGCCCTACCATAATAAACATATTGAGCTTGGGGTTCCGTGCCTCCCAAGAATGAAGGAATCATATCAGTCCATGGGCGATCCACCTCTTGGATATTGGATACTATTACTATTTCCCCTTTTGTTTTTCCTTCATAGGTGTCGTTGGTGAACGCTTTTCGTTGGATTGATTTAAGTGCAGTACTGGGATCCGTTCGGCCAACAATCCAGTTCTTGTGCCGTAATACTTTACCTTTTTTTATTTGTTCGGTAGCGGTAAAAGGTATCCGTCCTTTTTTACTGTTATTAGCCATCTTGATCCTTTAAAAGATCAAATAATTGATCTTTATCACTTTCCGACAGTCCGGTGTTTTTAGATAAAGATTCTTGTTTGTGGACAAGAGTAGCTAACTTGACTAACTGTTCATTACTTCTTTGTAGGGTTTCTACGAATTTAGCAGCGACGGGACCACTGTCAGAATATCTATCTAACGATACTGACATATATTCTTTGAGACTCTCTAGGAGAATCTCCGTCATCTGACGGTCTTTGTTGATGTTATCGAGAGCTTGTTCGATTAATGAGTCGAGGTTCTTTTTCATAAAGTAAATAGGGAGTTACTTTATTTCTCCTTCGTCCCAACGATGTTTGAAGACCTTGAATTTTTCCCGCATCTTATTGAGGCAGCTTACGATTTGCTTAGTGTTTAGTCCAGTAATCTCTCTCATGTAGAGATAAATTGCTTTCTTATTAAAGATTTCTATTTGTTCTATGTTTTCCATGAGAGTAAGAATAGCATTTAAAACCTTTTCTTCATTAGGCTTGAGGTTTGGGTTTTTCCAGCTTGTAACCTCTTTCAATAAAAATTCCCAGAACTCAGCATCTTCTTGATCTTTAAAGAAGTCTGATCCACTTGACCCTATCGCCTCTACTTCTCGAATCATGGAATCATATTGTATTTCACGGCGATTCTTTTTCGATTGTTGTTTTGCCTTGTGGGTAAACCAATTTTTTGTTACCACCGAAAAATACGAAAATGCTTTAGCTCCCTGGTCAGGGTTAAATTTCCCTAAAATAGTGGTTAGCCAGATTTTACAATCTTCCTTAAGATAATCAATATTCTCTAGAGAGGTAAACTTATATGTAAACACAATCTTTGTAACCAGTTCATCAAAAGCAGGTTGGATATGTTCTACATATAATTTGGTCCTGATTGTTGTGTCTTCCGTTGCACAGTAATCAATGATGGCTTGTTCTGTGATTTTTGTGAAATAATGATTCTTGCTCTTTGACCGACGACCCTTCTTAGCGGCAGGAGCTTTCTTGGCAGGGGATGTTTTTTGGGTCTTAGGTGTCTTTACCTTGGCTGAAGCCCCTGTTTTACTTTTAGTCATTATCTTCCCCCGTAGTCACAACTCTAGACTTTAGAGTCTCATCGGTGTTATTAATAAAATTATTCATATCCTCTTTGATATCTTTTGTATGATCCAATAACCCTTTCAGGGTCTCATCACCATAAAATAATTCCAGACCATAAACTCTTTCCAAGTGTTGTTCATAGTTTTTTATATCTGTTTTTACAGCTTCCATATCCAGTGCGTTATAATCTACAAATCGTATAAGACGCCTCACATACCACACAAGCAGAATATTACAAACTACAGAAAGTGACAACAATAGAACTAAGATTACATTACTTATCATTTTGTGCCTGCTTCAACAATTCTTGTTTAGTTTTTTTAAGTTCTACTTTTTTATTTTCGATTTCTTGCTCAACTCGGGTAGATGTTTCTTCTGTTTTATTACCAGGAAGAGATTTAGTTACAATATTAGATGACCTCAGTAGTTTACTGACCTCACTAGATCCGCAATACAAACATATTATACTACTCTCTGTGTGAGAGTGTCGTAATTCAAACTCTTTAGTACAGGTTTTACACCCGTAATCATATAAAGGCATTATTCTATTTCGAATGTAGTCTTTGGGGGGACAACAGTAGGTGGATTGATTACAAATATTTGATTATCTTCAACCCTAAGGTTCCAATCACCTAATAATTCTGTAATATCAACCTCTTCAGATAAACATTTCTGTAAAGTCATCAAAAGTGCGCCAATAGCCTGTTGTGATAATTTCATTTTATTCTCCTATCGTAGTATTAGTATATTATAAAGGCAAGCCTTTTTTAAGTTTTTCTTTCCATAAAATTAAGGGGCGACCAAAATCGGACTCTGTATGAATGGCTTTTCCTTTGCGTGCAAGCCATTTAGCCGCATACATAGGGAAATGATTTGCATAATAGTCGCAAGTCTCTTCCCACTGGTCTACCGAGATAGCTTTGCCATAATGTCTAACGAACCCATCATCTAAGACTCGGTAAGATTTTAATGAACACTCTCGCTGGTCCAAGCCATGATATCCCGTGGTAGCCCCAAAGCGAAAGGCAAATAAAATGTCTCGATATTCGGGTCCAATCCACCTTCTCTCGGTGTATTTCTTATCTACATCTTCTTCTGTGATATAAAAATCAAACAAGCGCATTCGAACAGCGTCTATATCTCCAGAAAGTTTAGACCAATCAAACTCGATTCGCTCATCCGCATCCATATATACAAACCAATCATCTGGTCCACATACCTTAGCGGCCTCTAGATAAACAGCTTGGCGGTTTTCAAACTCGGCACGGGCTCGAACTGGGTCCCATGCGAGTCCTTTTATTACTTTATTTACCAAGGGGTGTGATTCACAGACTTCTACGGTATTATCTGTAGAACAATCATCATAGACAAAGACCTCAGAACAAAAGTCTGCCATATGATCTAGTGTTTCGTGAATAATTTCTGATTCGTTTCTTATCCGTGTTATACCTATTATTTTCATAACTTGAGGTACTCCTCTACTTGATTTACTATGTTCAGGTTAGACAGGGCAAACTGGCGATTTCGAACGCCTTGAGTTGAGTCATACTTTTCTATCTCTGATATTAGAGACTCTTCGGTTACTTCTCTTTGCATTTTTCTACCGCTACAATTGTTTTCCAGATATAAAGAGATATTTTCAGAGGTAATTATTCCATCCATCATCCCAGGCTGATATTGTCTTTGATCTGCTACAATGACGGGTCGAGCACAAGCCATAGCCTCATAGGCTCCTCTCCCAAGGCTGAATACTAGGTCGGAGTCTCGAATAGCGTTATGTATATCAATACGAGGAGAGGTAAATTTATTGTTACAGGAAAATACTAGGTTTTTCTTTTTGCATATAGTCTGAAGTGTTTGATTAAATACATCTGATTGTGATAAACTAAATATTCTTTTTACAACTGGAGATGTTGGCTCATGCGGAGAGAACACCTCACAATCTACACCATTATGGATTATAACAGATTCATACCCTTTGGACTTCAAATGGTTCGACACCTCCAATGAAATTGCCACATGACGAACACCCCCAACTGGTTGTTCTAGCGCAGGGTATATCCCATGGCAGGTTTGAATTATTTTACCGCCGGGAAACATAGACTTGATTCCGTTTACGATGGTGGTATGATTAAGAAAAGCTACATCATATGAGTCTCGGAAAATATTAATATTACACCCGAACTCTCGATTTATCAATTCCGAAACAAAGCCGGGCTGCATTGTTACAATATCCACTTGATGACCCATTTGGGTCATCTGCTTTGCCATGGAGTATATAAATGTCTCGCTGCCCCCAATAGTATGGAGATGATTCTGACCTAGCAGTATTTTCTTCATGCGGGAAGCTTTCCGCATAAGAAATCAAAATTCCACAACATTGAATATAATACCTCGTCTGAGATTAGTTTCTCTTTATAAGCTCCTGATTTGTGTTTAAGAGAAGATGGGTCTGCCTCTAATTTGGAGGATAATATAACGGACTCTCCATGATATAAATGAACATCCTTGCCCAATATTGTAACCTTATTAAAGGTTTCCCAAAACCTTAAACAGAGATCAATATCTTGCATAGAACATGATAAACTTGGACAAAATCCGCCTAACTCGACAAAGGTAGGGAGGTCAACGATTTGAAATGCCCCTGTTACAAATCGGGTTTCTCGGTCCATATTCACAGATTTATCTGACTTGTTGAGGAATCTACCGAAGTGATAAGGGGAACCACAAATAGGATGGGCATTGTCAAAGTATTCTGGTAGAACCCTAAAAGAACCTCCGCCAAATTGAACTTTTCCAAATGGTTCCATTTGCTTTATGTCTTCTATGTTGATGCGGAAGTCTTGTGCCATTTCCCGATAAGTTCTATCGGCATCTAATAAATCACAAAAACCCAGCGAAGGATATAATAATTTAGCTCCACAAAGTCGGGTACCCGATTCCTTGTATTGGTAGTATTTTTCTATAAGCTCTGGGAAAGATTTAGTGTCAGGGGTCCACAAATCAGCATTCCAGAATACCACCTCTGTGAAGTTTAATTTATTGTAGAGATATGCCCCGATATTATTGAGCATAGAAAAATTAAAATAGGGCGTATCATAATCTACCCGCACATAAATAGCTCCATATTTCTGGCACAGTTCTTTAATAGAGACCGGGTCGTCGGACCTATCGTCTATAACTGTAACATTAGCTATGGACATTACCTCATTATGAGACAGATTCTCTAGTGTAAAATTCAGAAGCTCCTTGTTATCTTTGATTGGTAACAAGAGAGGAATCTTTTCTTGATCAATCTTCTGAAGATCTGCGAAGGTTACATCATAATCTACAGAGGAACATATGAAAGGGTAATTGGATATCTCCAAAGTTTTAAGTATTTGCATATAATCCCTGTGAAAAGGATATCGATGCGCTTGGGACTTATCTATAGAGAGTTCGTCCTGTGTCAATCTGGTTGTATATTCGTTACTTTCCGTGATCTGTTCTTCAGTCGTTGTATCACTAAAGATGTTACAACTCAAGTATTTGGCTGTTCCCGGTTTCTGCCTCAGCATCGCTACCCCCTGTTTGTGAAAAAATAGAATCCATTACATCCCAATATTTTTTATAAATATTTTCCTTGCAAAAAGTAGAGCGTGTAATTTCACCCAAGACTAATGCCTTCTCTTGATGCTCGGAGGGTCTGTCAGCCAATATCCTTATGTTCTTCTTGAAAGACTCTTCGTCTGGATAACACCATTCACTTCCCTCGGTTATCAAACCTGGCATCAGGTGATGTTGTTGGACTGGCTCTACCTTATATTTAGTTTTCAAAAACATGCTCTGAATTTTTGCTTTCCCAGATTTAGGGTTTTTTATGGAGGCTCGTAAGTAGTCTAAATGACCAGACCATGCCGGGGCAACTACAGGGATATTTGAACATACAGCATTAAATGTTGGGATACCAAATCCTTCGCCGTGAGTAGTTGTTATATAGCCACGGATTTTTTCAGGGTCATATAGTCCATGCATTTCTTTCTCTGTCATATTGCCGTGCAAGAGATAGACTTTACATTTTTTATTTCCTTTCCCTCGGTGCATCTCAAGGAACGACTTGATCTGATTCTTCGTGTAGTCATGGTCAGGAATACTGTTATTGCGTAAGTGAGTTTTTAGGATTAAGCCAACATCTTCATTATCATGAAATTCGTCTGTGAACCAATCAATTAAATTCAAAAGATTCTTACGAGGCGCAAGCTGAGAAACACACAAGAAATTAGTACTTGTGCTAATTGTTTCATAACCTGAGAAAGTTTCTCTTTTGTCAAGATCTTCTAGGTTATTATAAAAAGGTATAACCTGAATCTCAGTGGTTATAGAGTTGCCGCTTTCATCCTTGGCATTTTGGAGATTCTTTTTAGCGTGCTCCGAAACCACAAGTATTTTTTGTAATTCATTGCACTTAGGAACCCAGTCGCTTGGAGCAGACACTGTTTCTAACGCTGCGGTAACCCCAATATCATAGTGAGTTATCCTAGAGAATTCATTAGGTGCCCTTACTTGATAACTACAATCGAAACCCTCATGGAATGGCTGTCCTGTCTGTTTCAGGAAAGTTAAATATTGAGCAGTCTCTCTGATCATCGCTCCGTATTTCTTATAATATTTATTATCCCTTGAAGCTTCTGCCCACTGTAGGTCTAGTAAATAAAATTTATGTCCGCTGTTCTGAGCGATCAAGGCGTCAGCAAGGAGCCGGGCATGATCACTGTATCCACTAATATTACAAAAAGCGCCGACGATTAATACTCTCTTTTGCTCAGTCATATCTCTTCTAGCCTCCAGGGTGTATAATGTTTCCTATCTTCCCATGAGCCAAATTTCTCATGAACCTCAGTCATCAAGTTTACCCATGATTGTTTAAAATCTTTGAAATTATAGTTCTTCTCAATATGTTGGCGTCCTAGTTTTCCTAGGTTTTCTCTTTCCTCATTTGACATCCCGTATATTTTATTCATAGCTGCGATAAAATCTTCTTCGGAGATACGATCTTCATAAATATAAGGTACCGCCTGAGATCCTATAATCGCTTTGGAAGCGGGCTCAATACCCACCCCAAACCAGTTTTCACCGTCGGTGACCTGTTCCTGTAATCCGCCGGTCATATTTACGATAATAGGAGTTTCACAAGACAGAGACTCCAAAGTAGCTAATCCAAAACCCTCAGCATCAGAGATATTGATGGTACAATCAGCTAAACCGTACATAAGGGCTAAATCTTCGGCTGGGATTCCTCCTTTGGAAAACATTATTTCCGAGTTGATAAGTCCTATTTCTGTAGCGATGTGTTCAAGCGGCTGACCATTTGGATCTGTGGGATCTGTGTGCATCAAAAGTGCAACCTTAGTGCGATCAACATGGTCCTGTTCTAGAAAATTCTTATACCAGTGAACTAAAGTTCCGCTTTGCTTACGGCGGGCATTTCTATTATTCCAGAAAAATACTATTTTACCTTCAAGTCCGGGGTTATTTTTTCTAACCTCTTCTAGTTTGGTTGGGGATGCTTTCTTGAATATTTCCATCGGGACGGCGTGGGGAATGTATTTCTCATCTACATCCGGGGCAACAGTCTGAACGATATCGCTGGTGACTTTTGAGATTGATGCTATACAGTCATTGGAATCATACCATTTTTTATTGTACAAGGGATAGGGATAATTGTCCCAAACATGATAATATACCATAGGTACCATTTGTCGGATATCATCTTCTACTTGCCACAACCACTCATAATACCGAGGATCTGTCATGAAATAGAGAATATCTGCCTTGAACTCTCTCAAGATAGCCAGTACCTTTGCCTTATCTCCATAGCCGTCTACCGGCAAGATACGCCAATTGTCGGAGACCTTCATTAGGTTATAGTTCGGGTGCTTCATCGCACCACCTAAAGAAAACACTTCAAATTTGCCGGTTTCTAAAAGTGCCTCAATCACATATTTAGTCTGAGTACCAACACCAGAGGGTAACATTGGGTGGTCACTAATTGTAAGTACTTTTATTTTTTTATCTGACATTGATATCTTCCCTAGAGACAATACTCTGTTTGGTAAAATTCACATGTTCCGAATCGGTCCTTGCAATTTGTGCAAGCGTTTCGATTCTTTATGTGATTTTCTTTAGTAATATTATGCAATGCTTTTGTCAAGGCGTTAAGAGCATCTGTTGTTCTTTTTTTAGCGGCGGTCACTCGGACAAATTCTGCCTTTTTACCAACCTTGGCTGTTCTTTTCAGCAAAACAAAATGACAGTCAACATCTTTTGGGTCTATTTCATATTTCTGAGCATAGAAATGTTTGTAAAACACCAACTGGTAAGCGAGGATTTTGTCGCTCTTCTTTTCACGCTTCCAGCCCCACGAACAGGTCTTCCAATCAATCAAGTGGATTTTCTCATCCTTCTTGGAGTAGACTACAAGGTCAATAAAACCTTTGAAGTTTTTTTCTGCTTCCGTGAATTCTGTGATAGGGACATAGAGTTGTTCTTCTGCCTTGAGCACTTCCCAGTCCTCGCCTAGTTTGCCGAATTTGTCGGCTAGGCATCGGTAAAGGTCAGGAACAATATCCAGCCCATTTACAAGCCACTCTTTGAGTTTGAAGTCACGCTTTGCTCTCTGTTGTTCACTCTCGGGTAGAGCCTTGAGTTCCTTTATGAATTGCTCTTTAACTAGCGTATCAATAGCGCCGGCTTCCCTGTACTTTTCGGGGGAAGTCAAAGTAAATTCACAAACAGTGTGAAGAGCCTTCCCAAAAGCAGTGAAAATATTGCCCTCGAACTGAGTGACCTTGTCAATGTAGGTGAGTTTGTGATAGTGGGGACAGATGTGCCAGTTCCGCCACTCGGAATAGGAGATGTGTTTGCCAGCCAATGTAACCTGCTTTCTTTTGTCTATTTTATACTAAATTATGGAGAGTGTCTATCTTTTTATATAAAACAGGACTAACTTTATGAAGAGACTTTTTATTACCACAGTAATAAGCTTCAAAGCCGGTAGCGAAATACTCTCTCAAGGATACCGAGGCATATGGTCTAATATAAATACCGGCTGTCACCATGCGCAGCATCGTTTTACCTAATCGTTTATACAAAAAGTTATCGAGTTTATTATTATACTCTAATTCTTGAAAGTCGTATTCGGTCACCCAATATCCTTCGGATTGGATTTCAGACTTTAGTTGTTTTCTTTTGTGTAAAAACTCTTCGGCAACTGCGGTATCTTCGTAAATCTCGGAAGGATATAACTCTTCAACATGGTGCCCTAATTCATGGCATATATCGTTAATAAGGTCATTATTGCTTTCTTGATCATTAGAAATGTGAAGAATTCCGTCTTTATAAAAAGCAGACGCATTTCTATCCTCAAAAAAATCTAGATACTTGATTTTTACCCCAGTTAATTTCCGGAAAAAGTGAGGAGGCAGTCTGGTTTCGATAGCTTGAAATACAGCGTCCATGTTGACATTGTCAGGCAGATCATCGCTTTGAACTACATCAATGCCCCCAAATCGAAAATATCGAGGGGTATTCTTTACTTTCTCTGAAATATAATCCATCATAAGATTTCCGATGCTAAAGTTGCTAACTTTGATCTCTCCCCCTTGATAAGAGTAATATGACCCGCTAATTCATGTGTCTTGAACTTTTCAACAGCGTGTGTTAAACCGTTCGAGACCGAGTCCACATAAGAATTGTCAATCTGTTGAATATCACCAGTCAAGACGAGCTTGGTTCCGTGCCCAACTCTAGTTATTATAGTCTTTAATTCGTGGGCTGTTAAATTCTGTGCCTCATCTACTATCATAAAAGCATTAGAAATCGAGCGACCTCTAATGTAGGTCATAGCCTCTATTTCAATTGATCCTTGTTCTATATGCATATCCAATGCCCCACGGTCACCAAATAACTGTTCGAGGTTATCTCTAATAGGAGCAATCCATGGCATCATCTTTTCTTCAAGGGTACCAGGCAGGAAACCGATATCCCTTCCCATAGGTTGAACAGGTCGAGTAATAATAAGTTTATCATACCCACCTTTAGAGCTTGTCGTATTAAAGACCTGTTCCAGACCGCAAGCCGTGGCTAAGAGCGTCTTTCCAGTGCCAGCGGGACCAGTCAGGGAAATAATTTCCACTCCCCTGTCGAAAAGAAGATCCATTGCATATTGCTGTTCTTTGTTGTTGGCTTTTAGTCCCCATATATTTTTATATTTGTTTATTTTCTGCAAAGGAGACTGATAGTTTATGAACCTACAGATTGCTGATTTATTGCTGTCTCCACTCTTCAATAGTAGATACTGATTAGGATAAAGATTATGCTCTCCCTCAGGCAGATAAGATGGTTCGCCACTATAAAACTTATCAATCATACTGAAATCACATTCAATTGTTTGGGTGCCGTCAAACAGATTCTCGACTGAGCTAATTACCTTTTGTGGTTGGTAATCATGGCATTCTATCCCGTGAGCGTCACATTTGACTCGCATATTTAAATCACGGGAAACTACTGCTATTGTATGCCCCTCTTCAATAAGCCGGAGAGCAATAGCAATTATTTTATTATCGGAATCATCCTCTTTCATCCCAGGTGGCATGTAGTTCTCATCAAAGTGAGCAGCAAAAATGTTGCCCCGTCGATCCCCCAGGGAGACACCATCCATTAAACTCCCCGCACTGCGCAAAGAATCGAGCACTCTATTCATAGTCCGAGCATTTAATCCTGCGGTGTCTTGTCTGTGTTTATGTTTATCTATCTCATCTAGAACGATTGTTGGCACTGCAATATCATCCGTCCCGAATGCTAATATGGAACCTGCCTCAGTGAGGTATACATTTGTATCTAAGATAATAGTTTTTTTCATCAATTTCCCCGAAAAACATGGGTTTATATAACTAGTTCCAAAAGCATAGTTAAAGGTAATAAAAAAGCCGCCCGAAGGCGGCTGGTGGAGGTGGGGAGATTCGAACTCCCGTCTTGTTCGTATCTATATCAAGGTCATTCACAAGGTTGTCTTTACATTTATCGTCAGTAAAGATCTAGACTAGGTCGTTCATTTGCGGCATAAACAATCAAAAGCTCTTACTCAACATACTACGACTTTCTGTTTTTTGGTTGTCGTCACCTCAAGCGTAGCCAGGTTTTTAAGCTGCTAGTGCTAGTTCTGCGTTGTTGTTTGCAGTTATAGTTTTAAGCGTTTTTAGTGAGCCACGCTTCCCTCACCCTTGCACCTTTTCAATTTCTCCGTCAGTCGATTCCAGTCACCCCCATTGGTTATATTATGTACCTAAGATAACTATTTGTCAAGTTATTTACTCTTCTAAATATGCTGGTTAGTTGTTAATAGCAGTTAAAGAGCTAAAGCAAGAAGATTAGTTAAAAGTAAGAATAATAGATTAAAGCTTTAAAGCTGTTTATTAAGCAGGCAAGCTGATTATACTGGAGTTACAAACAGTGTTAAGGGCTGAGTGGAATTAAATATCTAACTCTAACTCTTCTTCTTCCTCTTCTTCGCTTGAAGTTATTGATTCGGCTTCGCCTTCTGAGCTATTTTTTTCTTCTTCATATTCCGGAGTAGTTACATCTGGAAGTTCATTTGCCAACTGATCTTCGAATTTATCAAAATAGAGAAGCATGTTAGTAATCAAGTAATCATAGAACAAATCCTGATCTTGATCATCTGCCAACATGTCGTAAGCGTCAACAATTTGTTTCTCTACAGCCTTAAAAGTCTCAGCAGCGAAATTACGACCGGTCTCATTTTGGTCATCTATTTGAATAAACTGATCTTCAGAATCATCTTGATCAATATCGATAAATTCCCCGTCAAGGTCTTCTGGCTCATCTTCTATTACATCAAGGGTGACTTTTTCTAACAAGTCCCGAGGATCATACTCAAATACTGTATTTTCGTCCATATCATCAGTAGCAGAAGTCACTTCTATTGGTCGAAGTGTATTCTTTATCGCATGAACAATATGATTACGAAAGGATTCACGCTGCTCCTCTGAAGTCGTCAGCATCTTGTAATCATCTTCTATAGTGGGAATAATATTTTTCAAGAGGTCAGCTAAAACATTAATACCAGTATATGTGCTGGGCTCTTCCGTTCCTGTTTCGGCTTCTTTTATAATTTCTCTAATCGCTTCTCTAAGTAAAGACTCCACCTTGCTGGCGGAATCAAGTTTTTTGCTAATCCTCGAACGAATGTGTTCCCGGATTAGTTCTTCAGCAATTAGTGTATCTCGGTTAATCATGATAGCTCCCACTAAAATATAATTATCTTCTTCTTTGTCGTTTTCCACGATTTACTTTTGGTTTATTATTTTTAGACCTTTTCTTTTTCGGATAAACAGGCTTCTGTCCCAATGGTAAAGAGTATCCCCCGACAGCACCACCACCCATTCCAGACATTTCTTCAATAGTGTCATCGATTAGGTTATTTAGATTATCCTTGTTTGTGGACAACATATTCCAAATAGTGTCCCCATCTATACCAGAGGGGATGTAAGATAAGAATTCTTTTTTGTTGCCCGACACAATAAGGTTTCGAATATCCTCAGCACTATAAGCTTTCCCAGAGGGGTCTACGATTGGATCTTCTTCAATATCTTCTACATTTACACCGGGGTTATTACGGTCAGCATATGATTGCGCACGGTTGAACCGAGTATCCCCAACATCCTTGCTACTTTTGATTAAAAGGACTGTATCTCCGTCTCTGGCGGACACTGGATCAGCGATAAACTCATACACCGCTTGAACTGGGCTACGATAATCTGCAATCTTTGCAGTGATATTCGGCTGAGCGTTCTTCAAGTATTCATTCCATATTTCGAGTGACTGTTCATTACTTACTTCTGGGTAATCCACAGGCGATATCAACACAATCACTTCGTCAACATCGGGTCTTTTAGCGATATCGTTGACATAATTGAAATGACCCTTGTGCGGCGGTTTGAATTTCCCTGGAAAGAGTGCAATTCTTTTAGGACTCTTTTGATCCTTAATCTTCTTGCCATCTTCTGCTAATATAGCTTTGTTACTAATGAAAGATTCCTTAACCGGTGCCCGAGCAGCGTCACCATATTTGAACATTCCTAAAATTTGATTCAATGGAGCAAAGTTCCCAGTGAATTTATACATATGCCCATTATAATCAAAGACAACCCCTTCTACTGGAGTATTGATATTAGCCATATCTTTAATTTTATTTAGCTGCTTTTGCATTATTGCCATTGATTCAGGATTTTCTGGTCCGATAGCCGTAATTGCCTTTACAGCTTTCGCCAATTCGGACTGAAGTCTGATAGTTTCTTTCTTATTATCCACTATGAACCTGCTCTCTAATCCTTTGAGCATTTCTACCGAAAAATCATGAATAACTGATTCAATAGGCTCTATCGCATCGTTCAGAATAATCCTTTTTGTATTGATAATATGTACTACAGATGCTAAATCTTCCTTACTGAGGCCTTTCTTTATTAACCTAAGTCCAATATTTCCTGGCATTCCTAGTAGATAGCGTGCTATTTCTTCTTTCTTCGTGTCATCTAGCTCTCCGTCTAAGCCATTCTTCAAACGAGAGAATAAGTAATCACCCACAGTATTATTGTCGGAGAGACCCTCTCTGCCTACTGCTTGGTTTAGTCGGGAGATAGCAGTAGTTAGGGCTTCGTCATCACTAAGTTTACGGAGATTTACTACAGCTTTTCGGACAAAGTTGAAATCTTCTTTATTCAGATGGTTCTGAACTCTTTCTAAAGCATTATCTAGTACAGATAAACTTTGGGACATATCTCTTTTTGTCTTAGTATCTTCATCTCGGTCAAACTCAAAATGACCACGATCATGAATTTTCAATGTTTTATGATCGTAGTTGATAACATTGGGACTCCGAGGGTCCATTACTTCTGCATTATACCAAAAATTGGTGTCTGGACCGAATATGCTTATCTTTTCTTCCTTACTGAGAGCATCGACTGCTTTTTTGAAAGTTCTGAAGGAATCTACAAATGCAGTTGTAAGGTTGCCCCGATCAGCAAACTTCCGGGCTAACTCTACAGCATCCAGACCTTTGTCTCTAAGGTTCCCCTTATTTCTCGCAGCCTTTATTTTATCTTCCGGCACAGAATAAGACAAGAAAAGGTTTTGTCCATCTACCTTCTCTTCAAAATCTAACTCCCCTTGAGAAACTGCGGATAAAATATCCTTCATTTCTGTGAAGGTTAGATACGGATTATCATAAAGGTGGGACATATGTCCAGCAACACCGCCCATATTATTTATCCTCGTTAAGTACTCTTAGTTCTTCTTCTAGAGAATTGACACGCTCGTTTAGAGATCTTATATTCCTCTTGATAGCCCTAAGGTGTTCTTTAGCCACATTGATTCTATTTGTATCTCTTTTGTTGGTCACTCTTACACTAGTAATAATATCATAAAGCGCCTGGACCGACGCTGAAGGATCTACTTTGATATTCTCTCCGAGGAGGAGTGCTTTTGTTATTTTGTGAAACATTATTTCTTCTTGGACTTTGACTTCTTTTTGGGAGAAGGTTCCGCCTTGGGTGCTTCTTCAGAGGGGTGAGTTTCGCACTCTTCTATTCCACACTCTTCGTCTTCACATTCTTCTTCAGCTACAGGAGCTTCTTCAGTTACGGGCTCTTGAGGCTCTACTGTTTCGATAACTTGTTCTGCTACCTTAGGTGTATCACCACGACGAGCAGCACGGCGTCTTCTTCTTAGTCTAGGACTTGCCATTTTATTTTCCTCCAATAATGAAAATGTAACGGTTTAGTAATATAAATAGTTTGTACTTTTGTTCTATGTCTTAAGCAGAGCCGGATTGTACAATAGTTACCAATCCATCAACTATGTCAAAGTAGAATTTAGCATAGTCACCCTGTTCATTGGTGCCATTAAGATAGAGATAGTTTCCAGAGCCCGAAACATAGATATCAGCGTGTGTAACTAAGGAGTCGCCATCAAACTTGAACCAAGGGTCATCAACAGAGTCACCAAAATCGGAATGGGGGACTTCTTGAATCACCGTACCCCCGTTCTCAATAGAAAATTCATATTTAGCAGGCAAGCCTAACTCGTTGGTGCCGTGGAGATATAAATTATTACCAGATCCGGAGATGTAAATATCCGCATCCGTCAACAAGGTGTCCCCATCAAACACCAAGTCAGCATCCATACTAACATTCAGACTCCCTCCAGATCCGATACTTGCACTTAAGAAAGCAATACTAGAACTAACGGAAGAACTCAGAGCGATCAGCTTGCTATCGAAACTAGAACTCAAGGAGGAACTTAGGGCACCTATCTCCGAGGAGATAAGCTGTTCGGCTGCGGTAGCTCTAGCAATTTCATCAGCCAGAGAGCCAGCAAGTGAAATTTGACTATCTTCTACCTCGTCAAGACGAGTTTCGAAAACCTGAGAAATAGCAGACCCAGATAAATCATTCGTATCAAACCACTTCTTAATGGCAGCGCCCATGCCGTGAGATGGGGATATATGACCTAGGTTTCTTCTCTTAGCCATATTATGCGTCGCCCGCTGAATAGCCCAGCGACTCGTCGGTCAAGCTTATTCGGTAATGTCTATCCACATACCCAAAAAGGTTAATTTTACTATTCTGGTCAGCCTTGGCATATATGGACACTTGTTTATGGGGCACACCTGGATACACTTGAACCAGTCCACCTTTGGCGGTTAACTCTATGACTATAGTTTTGGAGGGATCCGAAAAAGATCCATCCCCACCGATTTCCAAAGTTAACTCATTATTTCCAACGGAATAATTAGACGCCCACAGGAACACTTCATCGTAAGCATAATCAGTAGCGGTATGAACTAAAACACCTGCTGTGGTGAGATCTAGCGGGGAGGTATCAGAATCGCCCGAGAGACCAAGTCGAGAAACATGCGCCGGGTTCGGCTTATATGCGGTGGCCGAGATGGACGGACGAGTGGGAGCATTACTTAAATTAGAAGCCATAATAAAATCTTGTCCTTTTTCCTGCTTTACTTAGTAATCAACTAAGATTATTTAAAATGGCTTTGTAGCTTGATATTTAGATCTTTCACCCATCTGCCAATGGTAGATTTACCTTTTACTGGTCGGTTAGTTTCTTCCCACAACTTCATCTCACCTTGGGCTATAGCTTTTTTCAAGAATATTTTAATAGCAACAAGCGGAGAAGAAAGACCAATATTTTCCATCACAGGATAACCCGCAAAAATTACCCCCACCAAGTGACCTGCCTTGTTGACAATAGGAGATCCACTCGATCCAGGTTTGGTAGGAATTGTATAAACCGAGTACCCTCGGGTATGATACCCCGAAAAAATACCCCGGAATATCAACACAGCATTGGGCCAAAATAAGCCATGGGGTGCTGCCAAATTATAAACTGTATCCCCAGGTTTTGGCGGTGTTAGGGCTGTTTTTAGTATAGGTTTGTGTATCAATACATTAGATACCTTGAGGACGCACAGGTCAAATCTAGAATTTATACTAACAACTTCAGCCTTATTGAATGTTCCGTCGAGATTTACAACTCGGAATTCTGACCCGAGGTTCTTTATGACAAAACCATCGACCATTTGTTTTTTTGGTACCTTGTTTTGACATGAATGACCAGCAGTAAGAACATAAGCAGTATCATACGACACCTCACTTATGAAAACATAGGCTCCCGAAGAAACTGACCTGCCCACTGCTTTTTGGCACTCTTCTTTTTTTGTTTCGGGGTTTGTTTTACAGCCTTCCATTGTTATGGCATGTTGAATCTGAACAAAAGACTTACGGGGTAATTCTTGTGCTGAGTCATTATGAGCGGACCTAAGTGAGACACAACCACTAGTGCAACTGGCAACGGAACCTAAAATAAGTAACAGTACGGAAATCGTGTGTTTTTTTGTCATAGTATAGTAACTATCATAAACGAACACTATTTATCCACAGTGAGTGAATTTTAAATTTACCACGAAGGTAGGAAATAAAAATGTTTAGTAGTGTAATTTTATCAGGAATCATAGCTCTAGCAGCCCCCAAGGCTGAATTACCTCAGGTCTGGGAAAAGATCAATGGTCAGTGGTCGTATGTAGGAAAAGTACAAGAAACGAATCAAATTCTTTTTTGGATAGAGAAAAAACCAAAAACCGCTAACAAAAATCTACTTATTAATGAAATAAAGAAGATGCCATTTATCATCTACATGCCAAAAGGAGAGCAGCCTCGGCCCCAACCTCTCCAATAAAGGAGGGTGTTTTGACAACTATAAAAAAAGTAAGAACATCACTTCTAGTAATATTAACTTTAGTATTGGTAGTTTCTGCATATCTCTATATCAGGGCGAATAACGAAAACAAGACACTTATCCCTAAAAATGCAATTTACTATACTCCGGGACAAAACGATAACTGCAAGTGGGTATTTCACATAAGCCAAGATTTAATGGATCTCCCAGGATCCGCTGCTGCGGTACAAATAGGGATTCCCGAGACCGAGACACATGGTTATATTGAAGGACTATTAGAAGTTACTAATAATAACACCCTAATATTAGCATTTAATTTCCCTGGTCGAGCAAAATCATCTCCCCCCTTGTTGATGACATCATCCTATAGTATCAATAAATTGCCCCTGAACTCCTTGAAATTTAGAATATTTAACAGCACTGCTATGGTTATGAGCCTATATGATTCTTATGAATCCTGCGTGGAGTCTGTTATGAGATGAAAAAACACGCCTCTGTGATAATAATACTCGCAATGTCTGGCTGTAGTTCATGCCTGGATCAAGAAGAGCTTATTCGTTTAGAGTGTACGCCGGGTCACAAGGTAGTTTGTGGTCACGATGGCATGGACTACCCCAATGCCGTCGCAGACCCCATTCCCAATCTTCCTGGACAGTGTTCATACGGTGTAAGAACATGTACTTTTCAGGGCTGGTCAGAGTGTGTAGGAGCCATGGGTCCATCTGAGGAAATATGCGACGGAATAGATAATGATTGTATTGCCGGTATAGACGACAGTTTCCCAGAACAACACCAGTTGTGTGGATTTGTGGAAGGCGCTGACTACGGTGTTGGTATTTGTAGTCCAGGCATTATGAAATGCACTGGAGGCACTCTACGGTGCGATGGACATGTGGGACCATCCGAAGAGATTTGTGATGGGTTAGATAATAATTGTGATGGATCGGTTGATGAAGGAATAGCTAACTCTACAGCAGTAGTGTGCTATGAAGGTCCGGGTGGTACAATGGCTGTTGGAGAATGTCGTGCTGGCGTTCGATATTGTCAAGATGGTGGCTTTGATGGACCTTGTGATGGTCAGGTATTACCCATAGCTGAAATATGCGACAATCTTGATAACGACTGTGACGGAGAGGTTGATGAAGGCTTTGATTCTCGGGGTGTGGATTTAGTTTTTGTTCTCGATATTTCTGGCTCGTTTGATGAAGAGATAGAATCAATGATAAGAGGTATCGAGCCCCTGCTTGATGACCCCATAACTAGTAACTTCCGTTTTGGGCTTGTGGTTGTAGGGACCGCATCTAACGGAGAGATACGCCCTCCTCACATGTATTCTTCAATGGTTTCTGATTTCGTGCTGGCTGATGAATTTTTGGAAATCCTTGAAGCCGCCAGAATGATACCGAGTGCAGGTCAGGAGCCAACGATAGATACAATGCTTTGGACCATGGATCAGACTTATCCGTTTACATGGAACCCACTTTCGCAAAAAGTAATAATAACAATGACTGATGAAATAGCACAAACCATCACAGGAACAAGTTGTCCTCAAGTAGCGATGATAGCTGCGGAAAGTGGGTATAAACTATATGTGTTTGCGCTCCAAGAACATCATAATTCTTTCTTGGCTTGTGTAGACAATGACCCAGACAAATTATATACTCCCGTGACAAACTCCCAAACAGTTTTTGAACAAATCAAAGCGATCTTTGAGGATTTGTGCCTAGGACCTTAGTTACTCTTCTGTTTTTGTAGCCTTTTTCTTTGTTGCTCGTTTTTTTCGTGGTTTCTTTTTAGGCTCTTCTTTGCCTTGTCCTATTACTACTGTTTCCTCACCGTCAACTAAAGAAACTCCTATGCCACCCTCTGGTGTAACATATTGATGACCTAAGCCTTCAGGGGTCTCTGAGAAATCTTTATACATATGTTCTTCAACTAGATCTTTTATTTGTTCCAGTGAATTCTTGAACTGGTCAATGGTATTCAAAAGTTCTACTACTTTTTCATAGGAGTATTTTGGGTCTCCCATTTTCAAACTAGAGAGAAGAAGGGGTATAATTGTCGGATGAGCCCCCTCAAAAGATTGAATAGCATCTAAAGTCATGAGGTGAATATACTTGGGGGCTTTGAAATTCTTTATATTCAGCCTGAGTTCGATATCTTTAACTTCCATTTTGTTTTCCTTTCAAGTATAGTAAATAGTTCTTAATCAGGGTAGTTGGTTTTCATAAAATCATCAACTTGTTTTTTGATATATTCCCTTTGTTCATCAGTTTCCGCATGAGCCCAAGCCCACGCAAAACTTCCTTTCATATTTTGGATAGAGGAAGTTTTCTCCACAATAGACTCTTCTAAGTCCGTTACCACCTGTTCAGCATCAAGATCTGAAACATCTATATTTAGTGTTGCGGCGATCGTAAATAGATCGGCTATGTTATCTTCAGAGTAAGCTTTAGAAGCTTTTTTGAAGCAAGAAGTAAGAAAGTCGGACTCTACCTTGTCGGGGTGTGTAATCTTCGTTATACGCCTGTAAAGTGTCTTCATAGTGTCGGACTTAGGATGTTTTTCTTTGGCTTCATGTTCACCATCCGGATCTTCTACTTCTTCTCCTGGAGAATTAGCGTTTGCTTCCGCTTCTTTCATCTGTTGTGCTTTCATTTTCTTATATTCTTCTGGGAAAGCCTTATAAAACTCATCTAGATATTTGGACAGCTTCTCTCCTGAGTCTTCAAAATCTTCCGTTACAAATTGAGATTGAAGGATCAGCTTCTTTATGTTCTTTTTTTTGGGCATACAATAAATATATCCTTAAAAAAGAAGAGGCAGCCGAAGCCACCTCTTCCATGAAACTAATTGTATCCTAACCCGCAGTTAGAAACTCATAATCTCTTAGGAGATTGTAAGCATCTTGACGCCATTGTCCACAGCAAAGGTCAAGGCGACAACATCACCACCGAGGCCTTGGTCTGTAAGAAGTAGAATACCACCGCCTGCACCGTCACCGGTAAAAGCAAAAGTGCTTTCCATGATTGTCTGGCGAACATCGAGCAGACCTTCAGCAGCAATAGCACGAGACTCTTCAGCAGAGATAGCGTTTAAGTTAGCTATTTCAGCAGCCATAGCACGACCTTCTTCAGCAGATACATCGGCTACACGATCAGCTACCTCATTAGAGATAGCAAGAGAGTTAGCGTTTTCAGCAGCAATAGCACGAGCCACCTCAGTACCCAAGTCGTTGGTTAGAACGAGTTCGGCAGCCATAGCACGAGCAGTTTCAGTAGCGATATCAGCTTGGTTAGTAGTTACACCAAATGCGTTAGCAGCTACCTCAACATCAAGCTTGGTCATGCCGTCCATGAGATCCGTAGCAGCAGCCATGTAGCTTGACAAAGCAAAACCAGGGAAACCACCATCAGCAGCTAGACCGATGGATGTTTCGTGCTTGTCAAATAGAGCATCAGCGTCAGCTTCGTTGCCGTCAACATCAGCTTGGAGAGCAGACTCAGCAG